AATCATTACAATCCTCTCTTTTAAATCCGTTGTTTAATAAATCTTTATAATCAAATTTCATTTGTTTTCGTTTTTTAACTTGTGTACTAATTCCTTTTGTAATCGCCATTTGTTAGCTGCTTTGCCTAACTCAATAAATTCTTGGTCATCACATTCTCCAGTGTGAGTCATCTCTAAACAGTTCTTATAATACTGCCATAGTATTGCTAACTTGTTTTCTTCTTCTTGTATGCTCATTCTTTGTACCCTCCATCGTTATTGTATAGTTCAGTTATTGTATTGTTTAATGGTAATCCTAAAGCATCTTTAATAGCTATTGTATAAGGTAACTTGCATAATGTTGGCGATTCACTTATTATTTGCTTTAATACTGTTTGGAATTGCACTCCCATTTTATCAGCTATGTAGCCAATTGCTTCTTGGCTTTCCAGTAGTTGCAATACTACTTCTTTTTTTAGACGTTCTTTTTGCATAATTTTAATATGTATGTTTTATTTGTTTTTTGATTTGTGTACACTCCACTTCGTTTTATTGCACCGCTTATACTGCCTGTTGTAGTGCATAATAACCTACCTGCTTTAGTCATACTTACCTTACTTGCAATAAGTTCTTTAGTCGCGCTAAAAATATCTATTAACGTAGGTGCAAAGTTTAATTCATATCGTTCTAATGGTGTCATAAATTTTCTATTTCTTGTTTAACTTGTTGCCAATATTTTTTAGTAAATTCAGGTGTGTTACCAGATTCGTACATTAAATTTTCAATTTCATCAACTGCTATTAATGCACATTGTATATGTTGTTGCCCTAAATACCCATCGCCAAATATCCAATAATATTTTTCAACTAACTTTCTTGCTTTTTCTAATGGTGTCATAATGATGCTTTCTCGCTGATTAAGGTAAATACTTGATTGAACTTGGCATCAAACTCTTCAGCACTTGATTCTAATGGTGCTAAACTTAATGCACTACTGGTTGAACTTGTTGCGATTGATTCGCCATTTAAATAAGTACAAACTAACACTGCTTCTGTTTCACTTACTATTTTAAAGTAGTGGCAACTGTTCTTACGATACGCAGGTAATTCTAATTCGTGCGTTTCTTCTACTGTTTTTGTGATTGTGATTTTCATTATTCGTGTGTGATTAAAAGTAAAACATATAGCGTTGCAAATGTTGCTGCTACTAAAATTATTCCTAATATTAATTCTAAAATTTGATTTTTCATATTATTTTGTGTTATAAATTATTCCTTGTGATTGATAGTATTGTTTTACTTCTTTGATTGCATCGTTAAAATAGGTAACTGCAAAGCTATTGTCAAGCATATTCTTTCCACCTATGTTGTTACCTGAATCAGTCAATACGCAGTAGCCTATACCTTTTTTGTAAAGTGTTAGTTCTACCATAAACTCATTTGTAATTGAGTTGTAAAATGTTAGTGATGTGATTTTTTCCATTGTTTTAGTTTTTAAAAGTTAATAAAAGCTGTCTTTCCAGCTTGTCAACCCTGTACGAATACTGTGGGATTTTTTATCTTTATCCTCTTACACCACCATTGTAACCTCTTTTTAGTTTACCATAGTAATGCTTTTGAAAATTAGGTTTGTCAGCTTTAAACATTTGAAAAGCATCTTTAATGTTAGAAGCACAATAGTAAATTTCTGTTGGTCTACCCATACTATCAATTACATTGTAATAATTTGCTTGTGTTGTTGCAGTTGTCATAATTTTTATTTCCGTTAATTGTTTGACAAATGTACAACTATTTATTACAAAACATAATAATTTTTTTATTAATTTTATAAGTGTTTGATAATTAACGTATTTATTTTTTTAAAGGACATAAAAAAACCCAAATAATTGAATATTTGAGTTCATTATACCTCGCCAAATGTAGCTAATTTTATATAGATTTGGCGAGTTATGTTTTATATTTTATATGTCAGTTTAAAACTGATATTCTTACTTTTAAATGTCACTTTTGTGTGATATTAAGCAAATAACGTACTTAAATTGTGATTTTTTCACATTTACTTATTTCATATTGGTGCAAGAAGTTTCCAAGTTTGTCAACTAATTTCTCATCTAACCAACTCTTTGAATCAGCATAAAATAACAGGCAATGAATCAGCTCGTGAAAGAAAGTGCTATCAATTATTTCTTGTTTGTAATCTACCCAAACTTTTTTAGATTTAAATTTATTCGCTATTATTATTTTGTTCTCAAATGGTATGAATTGACCGTAACATTTATTTTTGTGGCAATATTCATTGTCTATTATCACTTCAATTGTTTGCCCTAATATTTGGAAGCTACTTATCATTATAACTCCATTAGTTCATTTATTGCAGTAGTTCCGTTTATAACCACACCACATCCTATTGCAGGTTTCTTACCATACTTTGCGTATGAGAATGCTTGGTTTTTATGGTCTATCCCCGCACCGATTTGCATTCCGAAAATTTTAAAGTTAGCACCTACAAACCATTCAGTGTATGCTTGTGTATGCAAATGTCCTTGAACTGTACTCATCATATCACCTTTGCATTTAACCTTTGCCGTGCCGCCCTCACCGTGTAAGTATTGAACATTATCAATTACGTGCCTATCAACAAAATTCCAAGTTGGAACTTCTAAAACATCTTTGTAATCTTTAATCCATTTACTGCTTATGCCACCAGTTTGTGCTTTACGCATAATCAACCTATCGTGGTTACCTATAATAACAGTAGCATTTGGAAAGTAATCGTGCCACTTCTTAAGTTTACTAATAGCAAACTCTAACTCATCACCACCACCAATTGAATCAGGTATTGTTTCGTGATAAGACGCAAAATGATTGTCTACTATATCGCCAATATAAAGTACATCCGTACACTTATATTTAGTGTAAATATCTTTACAAAATTCAAAATAACCATCAAGACAAAAAGGCTCGTGCAGGTCACCAATTACCAACACTCTTTTTTGATTATTTTCAATTCTAATTTTCTTGATAGAATCGTACTCTTCTGGTGTTAGTCTTGGTCTAATTTTAGCCATTATTTCATTCCAAATAAATTCTTGATATAGTCTAATGTTTCATCAGGTGGTGTGATATCCTTAACTTCTATAAAATTAAGCCTGTCATTGATTTGCTGTTTAGCTTCTTGTACGTTTCTCGCGCGTACAATGGTGTACATTTTACGACCATTGAACTCGTATGCAATTTTGTAGTCTTTCATAGTGATTGTTATTTAATACATTTATGAACTTTTTGTATGCTATATCATACCTCATTAGGTATAATCTCTTCTGATAGCTCTAAAATATGGTTATTTATAACAACTTCAGGATAAGTTAACCCTACTAATATTGCCCTAAATGCAGTAAACATTTGTTCAATATCTGAATCCTCACTTAATTCTATTGTGTGCTTACAATAGCTGTTTTCAACAGTTAATATTATTTTATCCATTTCGTTTAAATATTACCAAAATAAGTATTGCTATAATTACAAGTAACCACCACTTTGCTTCAAGTATCATTTGGTCAAACCAAGATTGTTTTGGACAGTCAATAGGTACTTCAATCAATACTTTTTTCTCGTAGTAAATCGTGTCACCTTTGCACTTGCCTTCTATGTATACTTTACCAAACTTCTTGATATAAACTATTTCAAGTTTATCTTTTGTAATATAAACCGAATCCACAGTATCATTAAATATCGTATCGGTTCGTATCGTTTCGGTTATTATAGTATCGTGAATCGTTAGTATTACACTGGCAGTATCTTGTGAACAGAACTTTTCTATTGCTTGGTTCTTGGTGTAACAGCTACAAATTAAGCAGTATAAAATGGCTATTAGGATTGCGTATATATTTTTCATTTGCGTTTGTTTTTTAACTTATATAAAACTTTCATTTTTAATGTCCAATATTGTTTATATTGATTGATTTCTGAAATAAGTATTTGCTTTGCTAATTCAATATTCATTTGCGTTTTGTTATAACTTTGCGTGTTTTGTTATTACTTTGTGTTGTGTGTTTGTCTATTTCTTTCTGCTTGTATTTATCTTCGATTATAGCCACTATTTTTGCTCGTTCTATATCTACACTATCTAAAGTATAATTCGCTTTCTGCTGCCCTTCTTTTGACCAATCCATTGAGTATTTTTCCACCACCTTTATTCCATTTCGCAAACTCCAAACCTATTGTAATATCATTTGGATTTGCATTTACTTTTTTTAGCAAGGTACTGCTTTTTAAATTACCATTACCACAGTTATAAGCAAAGTCAACTAATGCATCAAATTGGTTTTGGTTTATGTCATCACGACAATAAGAATCTACTGCTTTTTCGTACTGTGACAAAGTTTGTTTTAGTAAATCTACTGCTTGTGATTCGCTTATTGCAATATCAGTTAATTTAACTTTTTCGCCATTCGCATAAAATGTATTTCCATATCCAATAGTTGCTACTTTCGCTGGACATAAATATGGCTTTGCGCTGAATCCTTCAAATTTTTTTATTAATTCAATTAGGTTATTACTTGCTTTCGTTATTTTCATAAGTTTACTTTTAAGTTAACTTTGTAAAGTTATTAGTTTACTTTTTAAATTTTTCTACACTGCTCAAACCTAAAGCTCCAAATGCTAATAAAGCTACTGCATCAACTAATGCTGTACTTGGTGCTAATTCTAATGGGCTAAAAGAATTGTGATACATAGTAACACATAACATAATTGTGCATAGAATACCTGCTACTCTTTTGCTTGAAAATTGCCCTTTTTCGTCTTTTATAATTTCTAAAAATTTCATTTTGTAAATATTAATGGTAACATAATTAGTGCTTGAACTGCTATAAAAACTATTCCCTCAATTGTAAATAATTGCTCTTTTTGTACTTCAACTATTTGTACTGTTTGTACTGTATCTATACGTACAATTGGCTTTATATTTTTTAGCCTTTCAATTTCTTTCTTTTGATATACGAAAGTATCATTTACTGCCTTAGCTTGAACAAGTGTAAACACTACTACTTTCTCGCCATCAACTTTCCTAATTACTTGGGAAGAGGCTGAAAGGCTCAATAGAGTCAATAACAGCAGGAATAATGCTATCCTCATAATGTTCAATTTTTAAGATTAGTGTTTTGTTTTCTAATTCAAGTGCTGCAATCTTAGTCTTAATGGTTTCAAAGCTTTCCTTTTGCACTTTTTCAGCTACCTTAATACTCGAATTTGCCTTTATAAAATTACTTTTACTTTTGGCTAAAAGTGAATCAATGGAATCAGTATTTGCGTTTTGTTTGTTATCAGTTTTTAAAGTTGATACCGCAATGACTAATGTTGTGACTATAAATAAGACTGTTTTCATTTCATTTGCGTTAAAATGTCCAACTTTGTTACTGCAACTGCCAATGCTGAATCAGACCTCTTTAAAGCTATGCTTAACTGGTCTATTTTGTAATCCATCAATTCTATCTTTGCATCACTTTTGCTAATTTGGTCTTGATACATTAGCTTATTATCTACGTACAAATAACCAACTGAAATAATGATTAGAAACATTGTTGCTTTGAACGGGTCTTTTAGAAAATCCGAAAACGAAATTGGTAAAGGTGATGCCATTATTTAATTGGATTTATTGGTAAAACTATCTCATCGTATTGCACCATTGCCCAAATCTCCGCTTCAGTAAATATGCTACTTACATCAGTATTTACAACCAACCAATTGAATCCGTTTATGTCTACTATTGGATTTGCGTAATCATTAGTATCTTCATCATTAGGCAATCCTAATAACTCGCAGCATTTTGTGTCTAATTCTTTGAATTTAGCAAGTGTAATGCACTTATAGAATCGAGGGTAAATTAAAGTTTCTTCCATTAGAATGCGTTGTTATTAAGTGAACGAATTAGGTTGTAGGTTGCTGTTCTTTGAAGTGTTGTGTCATCGCTAACGCTTTGTATAAGCGTATTAAAATTGTGCGCACCTTGTGCAATTGTTAAATCTGTTCCGTTATTTGTTCCGCTATTTCCAACTGTTGCAGTTCCGTTATTTACAGAAATGCTTGAACTTGCGTCTTTGCTTAAAAAAGTAACGGATTGTGTTGATGCTGTTGTATTTAAACTAATTAAAGAAGCACCATTTGCTAAGACTAAATAACTACCACTATGTGAGCGAGTATTTAATGTGGCTCTTGAAATAAAATTTCCTATTCCATTTTTAGTAGATACTAAATATTCTGTATATGTTTGATTTGCGGCAATACTTGCACATTTTAAACTTGTAGTTGTGTTATTACCTTGAATGATAGTTCTATCAACTAAAGCACCTACAAAAGTATTACCACTTGACTTGTTAATTGTCCAAACTTCACCTGTTGCACTTGTCCAAGCAGTTTGACTTGTACTTGCGTTGTATGTTGCAGGATTGAAGTCAACTACTGCTGTTCCTCCAATAGTTCCTGAAATTAAGACCCTCTGAACCTTACCCGTATAAAAGTTTCCAACCCCTGCATTTGAACCAACTGTTACCACAGCATTTGAAATACCTAAAGCCGTACTTGCTGCTGTTTGTGGTGTTCCTAATGCTGTCCAAGTTGTACCATCTGTAGAACTATAAAATGTGACAGTTCCTGTTACTCCATTTGTTGAGTATGTTGCTCTTATCCAACCACTATAATTTGCGACAAATCCTATACCTGCTGATGAAGTAACGCTTGTTGCAAACGAATTGTTAAAAAAGAAAGTTATTGTTCCTGTTGTAGTATCCGCCCACTCAACTGAGAATATTCTATTTGTTACACCTGCACTATCTTGAGATACAATACACTTACTTACCACAGTTCCTGCACCCGCTAAAACTTTAATTTTAACGTCAAGTTGTGTTGACCCTATTGGAGCAAGGCTGTTTGATTGAACATAGTTTCCTGTCACCCCACTTCCCCACCAATAATTATCTGAACTCGCTCCATTATGAGCCAATAACAATGGCTGGCTTGCTGCTGTTGTTTGTACTGCATCACCTGCTACTGTTAAACTATATAATTTCGCTGCTGCTTGACCTGCTGTTGTTCCTGTTCCTGAACCTAACTTATACCCAATCCAATGAGCATCGTAACACACTGGCACGTTAGCTAAATCGCCATAAATAGCCTTTAAACCTTTAACAAAAAAGTTTAATCTTGTTAAGTTTGAAACTCCACCATCTGCTATTATACGATTGTAAATAGTTTTAGCTTCTGCCGAAATTCCACCACGAAAACCTCCAACCCTTGCGTTTGTTGTAGTTATTCCTAACATAACTATTGATTGTTATAAGCTATCGCAGTTCCTGAAGTTAAAGTAATTGCAGTAATATAAGTTCCTGCTTCTGCTGGTATAAACATACCTGCGCTAACTGTAACTGCATTAAAACCTTTTGTAGTTAGTACGTTTACACCATCAATACTTAAAACACTAATTACTGCATCAGTATTTATTACAACTGCTGTGTAAGCCTTACTTGTTTTTGCACTTGCTGCTGCAATGAATTCGCATCCACCTGAACCAATTATTTTGCCTAAATCTGTCATATTTTTATTTGTTTAATATATTATTTTTATTTATTTTAAAGGTATTTGACACCTGTTTCTTTCTTGTGCTAATTCAAAAGTTAAGTTCATCTCCCAACCATTTACCTTGTCTGCTAATGCTTCTCTTAAAGGTACTAAATTCGTTGCAAAACTTAACAAAAAGTAATCTTGATATGTTGGGTTAGTCAATGCAGAATAAACATCTTGTGATATGCTTAAACAATCACTCAAAGTATCACGTTCGTTTGTCTGGTCATCCTTTTGTATATCCATTACTTTTACGTTCATATTTAAACTTAAAGTATTACTATCAATACTACTATCAATTACATCTATCCAAAGTAAAGGATATTGCTCTTGTTCACTCGCTGAAATATCCGATGTTTCACCAAAGTTAAATCCGTTTATCTGTGCGTGGTTTGTCGCTATTGTTTCGAACAGGTTTATTATTTGATTGAGTGTGTAAAATTGCATTTTCTTTTATAAATTTTTGTAACTTTTGTTCGTTCTTAATTTTTGTTTTCATTAACAATATGTACAAGGTTTGGTTAATTCTCTCGGTTCTATTTTTATTCCTTGAAAGTTATATCTACCACTGCAACAATCATCACCATCTAATAACATTCCACTATTATAATTCGTTCTTTGTGGGAATATAGTGTCTATGCCTACACCAGTTTGAGTTAAATACAATGGGTAAGTAGTTGTGTTAGCTAATAAGAATTTAGTTAATCTCTCGGCATATACTTGTGCTTTGTTTCTTGCCTCATCCATTATATCACGAATTTCGTTCATGCTTGCAGGTTGCATATTATCCGCGTTCTGAACTCCTACTGCTTTATTGAAATACTTATAGTTCATTGCTAATGGTAATTCTACTTGCATATACCAAATCATAGTATTTGTTATATAGTTATCAATTAAATTCTTATTTGCATTCGTTGTTGTACTCGCTGCAATTTGTGTTTTTAATTCGTTGTATAAACTTGTTCCTAATATCGGTAATATATAAAACTCCTGCACCTCAATAATAGTAGGGGTTACAATCTTCATATCAACATTATCCTGTAAAACAGAACGCTGCTTTAATGTTTGTTCGCTTAAAAATAAAACTTGTGCTGCCATATTATTTAACTTTTTTAACTAATTCTTGAACCCAAATATGTCTGCAATATGGTAAGTTTACATCTTGAATTGGGTCATGATACCAACCACCCCTGCGCCTGAATGCATCGTAGTTTGGAATGTCATAAACTTGCCCTAAATCTTTACCAATGTTTTCTATATCTTCTCTGCTAAAGTAACGTGGGTTAGCCATCATTGCTGCGCAAAAATCTCTACTTTCACCACCACTAATTAAAGCAGGTGCATCACTTCTTAAAGCATATTTGTAACGTATAAACAATTCGCTAAAAGTTGGTACGTTTTTGTTTTCGCCTTTGGTAGTTATTTTTAAGTTTTTGTCAATTAAACCATCACCGATTAAAGTTTCTATTGCATCGCTAACTTTGGTTTTATCTAACTTCATTACTTCCATTAAACTTTCAATAGTTATGTCTGGAGTCTTTTTAATTAAGTCAAGTATTCCTTGTTCAATTTTAGAAATAAAATCTTCTTTGCCGAACATTACTTTTTTAGTTTTTACAAGTTGAAAGTTTTCTACACTTTCGCCATACTTTGAGAATGTTTCGTAATCTATTAAATCTCTTGTTTGTTTACTAAATTTAAAAGCAGCAGGTGCTTGAACTACTTGTGTTGGCTCTAATGGTTTTCTACCAATTATTTCACGTAACTCATCTTTGGTTAAAATTTGTGTTAGTGTTTGCTCGGTGAAACTTGGCATAATAGGTTCAAGTTGTTTAATCTTTAACTTGCCTTTTACTGGTGCGAAAATATTAAAAATTTGTTCTTGAACTTCTTGTCTTGGTGCTACATAAGTATTTGTAAATAAGTTAAAAGCATCAATCATTTCTGCTCTGCCACCTAATTGCCCTGCTACTCTTACACCAAATATCATTGGTGAAGTTACTTTATGTCCTACAAATATTTCTTGTTGTATTGTATCGTTTAAGGCTGTGTATTTATCTGCGAAATCACCTGCGCTTAAATCATTTATAATTGCTACTCTGTCCTTATCATCTGCAAAGTCTACAACTATCGAACCTGCGCTGTCTGTTGATGTAAATTTGCTCTTTAACTTGCGTTCAGTAGCTTTCATTTCATCATCGCTTGGTATGCCATTAACAAAAGTAATCATCTTACTACCTTTAAAGCTATTTTGTATTTCTGCTCTATGATAGTTTGCTACTTCTGCATCTGTTATGATTGCAGGAACTGCCCCAATGTAATCAGGTAAAGTATAAGTATTTAAATTAGGTCTATAACTCTTATAGTAATAAATAGATTCTGCTTGTTTTACATTTGGGTCATAAGCAGGTAAAGTAGTAAATAATGGCACAGTATTTTCATAACCGCTTTCATCTATCCATTCATCGCTTATATAAAACTCTGTGTTATCTTCATTACTACGAACTGTGCAATAATCAATGTGGTAAAGTTCTTGTCCTTTTTTTCCTTTTGTACCTACTACTTTAATATAGCAACCACCAAATAATTCATTGTCTAAAATAGTTTTTTTAGCTAAATCGTTTAGTGTTTCGTACTGGTTAGGGTTATCAATAAATGATTGTAGTGCAATAACTTCTTCACCTTGCATTTCTGTTTGGTCAAATTGCCAACCTTTACCGCTAATATATAGTTGTTTGCTTGTTACTATTGCGTTATGCTTTGCACTTCTATTAAATAATAGTACAAGGTATTGAGGGTAGTTGTTTTCTTCACCATATTTAACCCATACTTTTGACTTTTGTTCCACAAACATTGGAACTTTGTCATTACTAAACCCGATTCTAATAGTCTTATCTGTATATGCCATTTATTGTGGTTGGTAAATTATGTTAGTTTCATCTTGTACATCGTATTCTGTGGTAGTTTGTGCATCCAAAACCACATCAACAACTCCAACTTCAACTGTTTTTGTTATATAAGGAACTGCATCTGCTGCTGTTGTAAGCCCACTTGTATTCGCTAATGATGTTTGATATACCTTATAGTTATAATAGCCTTTAAAACCTAACGTAACTTCGCCATTTAAAGTGTTTGCACTTACCTTTTCAATTATACTAAACTTATTATATCGTGTTTTGTATGCGCTTGTATCAGTACCTATAAAATAATAAGGCACATTTGATGTTTGGTTTGTAAATAAAAACAAATAAATAGGATTTGTAACTGTTGAATTTTCAGTTAATGTTACTACTACATTGTTCGTGCTATTTTTTAAGAATCTTATCACTATACTTAAATATAAATAATTAAAAAGTTTGCTAAATAAACTAAAACAAAAAAACCAACCGAACTTAATCGATTGGCTTTTTGCTATGAAAACAATGAAGAATTTTAAACTAACATGTTATACTAACAATGCTGCTATAATTGTAGCATCAACTTCTTGTGAGAATGTTTTTTCCATTCCTGCAAATGTTAAAGAGTAACCATTGAACTCATTTAATGCTGCACCACTTGTTCCTGTTCCGCCTGTACATTCCATACCGAATGATGAACCGAATAAGAAGTATTGACCGCTTTTCATTTCAACAATTATAGAAGTTCTGTTCTTGATAATTTGTTGTAGTTTGAATTGTGTTTCATAAGCCATTTTTAAGAACGTAGCTGCGATAGTTTGTTCATAACCTACTGTTCCAATTTTAGGGTCAGTATTGATGTTATTAGTTGTACTATTTGCGCCTCTTGGCTCTAAAGCATAAGTAAAATATTTTTTACCTGCTGACTTTGTTATTGCTGTTACAAAACCACTTGCATTTTCAGTTACTGCTGTAATGTTTGCTTGTTCGGTTATGTATAAATTTTTAATACCACCAACTGTATCTTTACAATCGAGACTGTATCCTGCTACTATTGCGCATGCCATAATTTTAAATTGGGTTTTAAAAAGGGTAGCAACTATTAGCTACTACCCTTTTGTGAATTAAATTGTGAATTTAACGATTTCTGCTACTTGAGAAACTTGAACACCTAATTTAGTTCTGTATTTAAATCTAACTAAATCGAAGTCTTCTGAATACCAGAATTTGAAGTCTTCTTGTTCGTTTTCTAAATCAACACCCAAGAACATATTGCTATCTCTTAAAGCATAGATTGCGTTGGTTGATGTAAGACCAGGAGTTGAAACGATGTTTACGTTTGTTCCGTGAATCTTCATTTGTCCTAATGCATTATCAGTTGCAATGAAGTTAAACAAGTTAGCATTTGTTAAAGCTAATTGGTAAGTTCTGAAATTGTCTACACCCATGTAAACTGTCAAGTCAGTCTTGTCTAAAATCTCAACTGGTATTGCTGAATAAACTGCTTGTACTACCGAGATAATGTTTGCTGCTGTGATTGCAGTTACTGCAGTTGCAATAAATGCTGTTGCGTTTGCTTGTACTGTTCCACTTGCTGCATTAATGATTTTTACCAAACCATCAAATTGCTTCAATTGTGAACTTGTACTTGCTGTGTCACCTCTCCAAATTGCTTTCTCTACATCTTCTTTTGTAGTTCCTAAAATAGTTTCTACGAATGCTGCATCAATACCACCTGGCAACGCATCATAGTTAGAACCTGGAGATAACAATAATTGAGTGTATTTAGTTTCTAAATCATTAATACACCATTCTTTGTTTACTTTGATTCTACCTACTGTTAAAACACGAGCAGAAATAGTTGTGTCACCTGAAGCACTAAATCCACAAGCATCACCATTTTGCCAAATTAAAGCATCGGTTAAAGCAGGTACTTGAATAGTTGACTTAACACCTGTTAAGATTTGCATACGTGATGCAGTTTTAGGTTCGAAAAACGAACGAGTTACCAATAAATTTTCATTGGTTTTAGTGTATGCCGCTAAGGCTGTTACGTTAAATGCCATTTTTTTTAGTTTTTGTTTTTAGTTTATTTGTTTTGTAATTTTTTGAATTCTGCGATACGTTCAATAGTTGACATTGTACGTTCTTTTTTACTGAATGTTGAGTTAGTTGGTTTTGCTACTACTACTATTGGCTCTGCTGCAATTTCTTCTACGATTGCGTTTATTGCTGCAAATTTAGCTGTGTTGCTTTCTGTAATTGCTGCAAACTTACTTTCGTATGATGCAAACATTTCATTCATTTTAGTTTCCATTTCTTTCATTTTGCTTTCGCATGATGCCATTCTTTCTTCCATCATTTTCATGTCAGGCATTTCAGCTAATTCAACTTCTACTTCAACTTCTTTTTCTTTTTTAGGTTCGATTGCAGTTACTAATCCACCTACTGTGGTTACTATTGTGCCATCTTCTAACTCGTGTTTAGCATCAGGTGCAGGCATTTGGTTTCCGTCTTCTGCAACAACCATGATAGCTGTTCCTTCTGATAATTCACCGTCCCACATTACTTCTGTGCCGTCTGCTAATTTTGCGCTATTGAATTTCTCAACTTTGGCAAAATCCATTTTTAATAAATTGCCAATTTGCATTATAGCTTCTTTGGCAGTTAGTTTAGGTTTATTCATTTATGTTTTTGATTATATTAATTATGTCTTCTATTATTCCTTGTGGTTTCTCATCAATCTTTACTGTGTTGAAAATACCTTCAACTGAAAAACCTTTGAACTCACCACTCTTTATAAAATCATTCCAAACTTCATCGTTATCAATTTTATAAGAACCGAACCACGAACCATCTGTTAAGTTATATCCTGTTGGTGCGTTTATACCTCTTGCCTCATCAATTAAAAATGATTCAATCATATACACACCTTCAATCATTTTATTACTGTCGTGCATTTCATTTACAAGATTTGATTTACCTTGCTTAAAGAATTTATTTCTTAAATTATAAATGTCTTCTTTTTGAAACACACCATAATATTCACCCTCTTCCGTTCTGCGATAGATTGGCAATTCTGCCACCATTAAAGGTCCAGATATAATACGTTTTTCAGTGTTTGCTT